AGTGCCATCGGTGCTGTTGCCGGTCCCGTTCTCGCCATCGTTGCCGTAATAGCTGTTCTTGTTGCGGCCTTCAAGCATCTGTGGGATACGAATGACGGCTTCCGGGAAAACATTCTCGCAACCTGGGCAAAAATAAAGGAAACAGTCTCCGGTTTCTGCCAGGGCATTGTAGATCGACTCAACAGCCTCGGCTTTGAATTTCAAAACATCACCGAGGTCATCAAGGCTGTATGGGACGGTTTCTGCAACCTCCTCGCTCCCGTGTTTGAGGGAGCGTTTTCTATTATTTCCACAGTTCTCTCGACTGTTTTGGATCACATTCTGAACGTGGTGGACTTCTTCATCGCCGTCTTTCACGGTGACTGGTCGGCGGCATGGGAAGCGGTCAAGAACATCTTCACGAATCTGTGGGAGGGTATTCTTTCTGTCCTTTCTACCATTCTCGAAACCATGAAGGGGGTTCTGGATACCGTCCTCGGATGGTTCGGCTCTTCATGGGAACAGGCGTGGACGGCAATCAAGACCTTCTTCGTGAACATCTGGACGGGGATCAAAGACTTCTTCGTCAACACGTGGAACAACATAAAGACCACGGTGTCGAATACTGTCGAAAATATCAAGACGAAGATCTCCACGGTGTTCACAAATGTAAAAACCATCGTCTCGGATATTTTCAACGGCATCAAGGAGACCGCGACAAATGTCTGGAATGCTATCAAGACCGCTATCACAACACCCATCGAAGCGGCAAAGGAAAAGGTCAAGTCTGTCATCGACAGTATCAAGGGCTTTTTCTCCGGTTTGAAGCTTGAACTGCCGCACATCAAACTGCCGCACTTCAGCATTTCCGGTACGCTGTCCCTTAACCCGCCGAGTGTTCCGCATCTGAACATCGACTGGTACAAAGAGGGCGGCATCATGCTGAACCCCACCATCTTCGGCATGAACGGTTCGTCCCTTATGGCAGGCGGAGAAGCCGGAGCGGAGGCAATCCTGCCTCTGTCGCAGTTCTATGACAGGCTTGAAAGCATTCTCGCCACTCGGATGAATACCGGGAACATGGAGAAGTACCTTGCAGTCATCGCTGCCAACAGCGGCAAGGGCATCTATCTCGATGACGGTACCCTCGTGGGGCATCTGCTTCCGGCTATCGACAGCGGTCTTGCAAATTACAGTATCCGGACAAGGAGGGGTAACCGATGAGCATTTTTCTCGGCGCGACCATCAACAACGAGCATACCCTCCATGACTGGAGGGCTGCTATCACAAATTCAGATATCATTTCCGTGCCGGAGCCAAACCTCACGGTTTTGGAGATACCCGGCAGAAACGGACGGCTCGACCTTTCCGAAGCTCTTACTGGCGATGTGACCTACGGCAACCGTACCATCAAACTGGAACTTGCATCGTCCGTGAGCCTGCAGACCTGGTATGAGAAATGTCTGAATATCTTTAATACCTATCACGGAAAAACCGTGACGGTCACCTTTGACGATGACCTCAACCATTACTATACCGGCAGAGCTTCCGTTTCCGATCCGCAGAGGGTTCGCAACGGAGGCTCTTTCATCGTTACTGTAGATGCCGATCCGTTCAGATATTCTGTGACGGAGAAGATAATCACCGCCACTGTGTCAAGCTCGGCAAGCTCTGTCACGAAGACGCTCACGAACAGCGGACGCAAGCCGCTCTGCCCAAGGATCAATGCAAATAAAGCCTGTCAGCTTATCAGCGGCGGTGTCACTTATCAGCTTATCCAGGGTAATCAGACCGTCCCTGCCCTCATTCTTCCTCCGGGCAATACCTCCGTGAAGATTCAGGCATCCGGCGGCGCGACCGTTACATTCACCTTCCGGGAGGGAGTCCTCTGATGATAAAAATGTTCTGTGACGGTCTGCTTCTTTATGATCCGCGCAATCCGGACTATGCCATCACCGATCCGAAATGTGAGATGGAGATCAACAAGACCGGAAGCCTTTCATTTACCGTTCCTCCCACGCATCCGATGTATGACTCTCTGCTGAAGATGAAGAGCGAGATCACCCTCTACCAGGACGATGAGTTCCTTGGTGCATTTCGCATCCTCAACACGGATATAGATTTCAGAAACGTCAAGTCCGTCACCTGCGAAGGTGAACTTGCCTTTCTGCTCGACAGCGTACAGAGGGCGGCAGAATACCACGACATCTCTGTCGAGGATTATTTCGCCACCCTCATTTCAAATCACAATGCCGATGTGGACAGTTCAAAGCAGTTCTCGGTCGGAGCGGTTACCGTTGAAGATCCAAACGACAGTTTGTACCGTATTCACAGCTATGAAAGCACCTGGGCGTGTATTGAGGACAAACTCCTCGACAGACTTGGTGGCTACATCCGCTGCCGAAGGGTCAACGGAGTCCGGACGATAGATTACCTTTCCGACTACGGCAGCGTGAATACGCAGGTCATCCGGTTCGGCGAAAACATCCTCGACCTCGCAAAAGAGATTCGTGGCGAGGACATTGCTACCGTACTTGTCCCGCTCGGCGCGACAGATGAGGACACAGGCGAAAAACTCACCGTAGCGTCTGTTAATGAGGGTCTCGACTATATCGAGGACGAGGATGCCATCGCAGTCTACGGCAGAATCGTGAAAACGGTCGAGTATGACGATGTCACCGTAGCAACAAACCTCCTGCGGAAGGGTTATGAGCAGCTTGCCATTTTGTGTATGCCGCGCATCACCCTTACCATGACGGCAATCGATCTCCACCTTGTCGATGTATCTGTGGAGCGTATAAAGCTCGGTGATTCCATTAGGGTCGTGTCTGAACCCCACGGTCTGGACGAATATATGCTCGTTCAGAAACTTGAACTGGACTTTCAGCACCCGGAGAATTCAAAGGTCACCCTCGGGACTGTCCGGCAGACCCTTGATACGGTTATAAACAAAAAACAGCAGGAGCCTTGGCAGGATATTCTGAACGCACAGATTGCGATGCGTGAGTCCATTTCCTCCGTCCGCACCACAGTGCAGGAGTGCTATTCGGAGATTTCCAAAACTGCCGAGGAGATCCGCTCGGAGGTCAGCGAGAGTTATCTCTCGAAAGATGCCCTTGAAACCATACAGAGAGACTTCCAAACGAGCATCACGCAGACATCCGAAGAGATCCGCATGGATTTCACAACGATCACAAATGAGATCAGCAACAATGTATCTGCCAATCAACAGCTTCTGGAGGAGTACATCCGTTTCCGTGGTGCTTTGATCGAACTCGGCAGAGTCGGCAATGCATTCACAGCAGAACTGTCAAATGAGCAGTTGGCCTTCAAAGAAAACAACCAGATCATAGCGTATATCTCGAACCAGTCCCTTGTAATTACCGATGCCCAGGTGAAGAACAAGCTCTCCCTCGGTGCAGCGGACAGAGGCTGGTTTGATTTCATTCCGCGCCCCAACGGAAACCTTTCTGTTCAGTGGCGTGACCCCACGGCATAAGGAGATGAATACATGGCAACTGGAAACAGCGGCACAATATCCGTAACCGGCACGAAGCAAATGAGTGCCGTGCTTTACTGGTCTGAGACATACGATGTGGCAAGTAATACCCACATTGTGAGTATCGACAACATCAAATTTAAGTCCTCGAACTGGTACGGCTTTACTTACTATCTGCACGGCAGTATTTCCGTGAACGGCACAACGGTTTTTTCCTGCACATCATCTTCCGGCTCTCACCATGTCAGAGTAGAGAGTCAGAATACAGAGTATGCTATTGTCGCGTCATCCGGGTACTCTTCACCCCCGTGGACAAGCGGAAGTATCACAGGCGAAACAGACGGATCGAAGTCGGTGACGATATCCTTCAACTTCGAGGGATACACCACGGACGGCAGAGGTGCAAACGGCTTCAACACCGCCACATCAAGTACCGTTGCTCTGTACACTATCCCTCGAAAATCCTCGGTCAGTATGGGAGCGGCAACAATGGGTAGTTCCTCGACCATCAGCATTTCCCGTGCATCCTCCTCATTTACGCATACCCTTACCTATGCTTTCGGAAGTGCAAGCGGCACGATCACAACGAAAACTTCTGCAACGTCAGTATCTTGGAGTCCGTCACTCACGCTTGCCAACCAGGTGCCGAACAGCACCTCCGGTACGGTCACCATTACTTGCTACACATACAACGGCTCCACGCTGATAGGAAGTTCCTCCTGCACCGCCACACTTTCCGTTCCATCCTCGGTGATTCCGACATTTTCTTCTATTACCGCCACAAGGGTGGACGGGAGTGTGCCTTCGTCCTGGGGCATTTATGTGCAGAGCAAGTCCAAGGCAACAATAAGCATCAGCGGTGCGGCAGGAAGCTATGGCTCCACAATATCCGCTTACAGCATTACAGGCGGAGGGTATTCCGTAGCCGCAAGCTCTGTCACCACGGGTTTCTTGACAACCTCCGGCACGATTACTTTTACCGGGAAAGTCATGGACAGCCGAGGCAGATGGTCTGCGGAGCGAACGGTGTCCATTTCTGTTGTCGCATATTCGCCTCCTACTGCTTCCGGCTATTCTGTGCAGCGATGCAACAGTAGCGGAACGGTCTCCGCCAACGGCACCTACGGAAAGGGGCAAGTGACCTTCACTTACTCCTCCTGTAGCAGTAAAAACACGGTCACCACAAAAACCTACTATAAGCGTTCTTCTGCCTCATCCTATACCGATGCAAGCAAGTCGTTCACTTCCGGGACGGCTTTTGTATTCGGCGGCGGCAATCTGTCCGTGGATTATACCTACGACATAAAGTTTGAGATCACAGATGCTTTCGGTACGGTTTCCGTTGTCCTTACGCTGTCCACAGCGGCGGTGCTTATGGATTTCAAAGCCGGAGGTACTGGCATTGCTTTCGGTAAGGTATCCGAAACCGACAACCTCTTCGACTGCGGAATGGATGCAAAGTTCCGTGGCATGGTTTCCGGCAAGGTGGCCTCCTTGGACGGCTACGACAGTGTTATTTCTTCGGACTTCAACAACTACAAAGACCCCGGTGTTTTCATCATTTCATCTGATGCCTCGATGCAGACTATTGCAAACCGACCCTGTGACAGCTCCGGCACGTTGTATGTGAAGAACTCTTTCAATGACGGTCGATCTTCCTCCGGAACGTGGGTCTATCGTCTTCAGATTTTTATTCCATACACGGGGAACGACATCTTCCTTCGCTCCATGACCGTTGGCTCTACAGCCGGATCATGGACATATAGTGCGTGGAATGCTATCGGTAAGAGCATGGTGGTAAGCCATGCGACCACCGCAGATACCGCGACAAGAGCAACTACCGCAACATCGGCCACCTCTGCCACAAGTGCGACCTCTGCTACGAAGGCAACGCAGGATGGTAATGGTAATACGATAGCCTCCACATATCTCAAACTGTCCGGCGGCTCAATCACCGGATCGCTGAATATTGGAGGCTATTCCACTTTCCATACGGCTCTCATTGGCTACGGCAGTATGTCCCAGGGCGGCACATTCTCCGGCACGATCCCTTCGGATACGCGACTCTTCATTATTGCCTTGTACGATGATTCCTATTCGGCATGGTACACGATGGCCGTACCTCGAACCAGTTTCACAAGCGGCTCAACACTGCATCTGAAGGCCACCTCCGACTATTACACCTTCAAGATCAATTTCAGTGGCACAACGGCTACGCTGACGAAGGTCGGTGCAGGCACAAAGACCGTGTATTTTATTTCAATCCGATAGGAGGCGGCAGGATGAAAGTCAATCTTGATGAAAACGGCTATGTCCGGGAATGGGCTATTGTCGGAGATAACGGCGGCATTGACGTGCCGGAGCCGGATGACCTTGAGAACTTTATGGAATGCTCCACAGGCTATAGGGTCGTGGATGGTCTGCTCGTGAAAGATGCCGCACGGGACAGGTCACAGAGACTTGAACAGCAGAAAGAAGTCCTCCGGTGTCAGCGCGAGGAAGAATGCTTTCCCATAATTAACCGGGGCTGGATGTGGTACTCCACTCTCAATCTATTGCAATGGATCGAACTGAAAAGATGGTACATCGCTTGGCTGAATGTAACGGAAACGCTTTCAGTCCCGGAACGTCCTTCGTGGTTGGATACCATGAACACATCTGCCATACCGGATCGTCCGATGTGGCTGTAAGGAGGTGAAACCCTATGTGGAGAGGCACGACACCTACCCACACCTTTACATTGCCGGAGGGGATGAGACAGGAGGACTTTGCTGTCCTCTTCATCAGCTATGCCCAGAACGGCGAGGTCGTTGTCGAGAAGACCGGAGAAGATCTTATATTTGACGGCAACACCGTAAAGGTCGTATTTTCGCAGACCGACACGCTCATGTTCGAGCCGGGGCCGGTGAAAATACAGCTTCGCGGCAGAATGCTTGACGGGCAGGCTGTCGCATCCAACCACATATCTACCACAGCAAAAGAAATTCTAAAGGATGGTGAGATATGAGGTTTCAGGTTAGCTTTACGGAGATAAGCACGGAATTTCCCGTGACCTTCTCCGATGATGCAGATTTCAACATTGATTTTGATGAGGGCATGGAGCCTATGCCCGTCAGACCATACCGGGGCAGTTATGAGGTTACCCCTTCCCGTGAAATGCAGATGCTCGACACGGAGGGATTTCTTATGACAGCTCCGGTAATCGTTCATCCAATACCGAGCTGTTATGGGCTGATAACCTATAACGGTTTCGAGATTTTAGTCAGTTAGGAGAAAGCAATATGGCGAAAAATGTAGTCATCAACGGCGTGGTCTACTCCGATGTTCCGTATGTCAACATCCCTCTGTCACAGGGCACCGGCAAAGCTAAATTTGTCGATACCGATTCCGGCGATGCTGTTGCCGGAGATATCCGTTCGGGCAAGAAAGCATGGGTAGACGGTAATGAGGTCACGGGCAGTCAGCCCGTGAAAAGTGGATCGGACTTGTCGGTATCCGGGAAGACAGTATCTGTTCCGGCTGGCATATATGATTCGGCTGTCAGCAAGAGTGTAGCGGACGGTTCAGTCACCCCCAAGGCAACCGTCAGCGGTGATGTACTCGGTGATACACAGACTGACTATCCGATCACCGCCACACCAACGGCAACGGTCACTGCCGGGTATGTCAGTGGCAATAAATCTGGAACGGCTGTAACAAAGTATGTGCAGACAGAGGAAAAGACCTCCACACCTACAACAGCAGCACAAGACATTATTCCCTCAAGCGGCAAACTGCTCAGTAAAGTTCATGTGAACGCTGTTAATGTGAGCGCGACTGCTACGGAGGCAGATGTTATGAGCGGCAAGACTTTCTTCAGCGGAAGTCTCTCAAAACGCACCGGTACCGCTACCGTTCCGGTAGTGAGCCAGGACAGCACTACCAAGGTTCTCAGTATCACATGAGGTGACCATTATGGCACAGAACATCACTATTGCAGGTGCATCGTACTCCGGTGTTCCTGCTGTCAGCCTAAACAAGACAGGCGGCGGTACGGCAACCTTTGTGGACACCTCTGATGCTACTGCCTCCGCAGGAGACATTGTTTCCGGCAAGACCGCCTATGTCAGCGGTAATAAGTTAACCGGGACGCTCAATCCGGGCCTTACTCCCTCCGGGACGAAATCCGTGATCGCTAATGGAACTTATGATGTTACGGAATACGCAAGTTGCTCCGTAGCGATTCCGGTCTATGACGGGAGTGTGGTCTGATGGCAACACATTACAAATGGCAGAAATATAACTGCAATTCCGCTCCAATCTGGGATGTAAGGCAGGTGCGTACTACCGGCACAAAGACCTACAGCATTTTTGAAAAGGCCGCCTATACGAGTAGCAGCGGAAAGGCTCATCCGAATATAAACAGCTCTGGTAAGTTCACTTTCACGGATGGCGGCAGTGCTGTGATTTCCACCAGTAACTGGTCTGGTAAGTATTGGATCTCCAATAACGACACCATTAAGCTGAGTACAAATACCAACAGCACTTCCAGTTACTACGCAGTAATTACATCCTGCAGTAGCGGCTTTCTTTCAATCAAAGCGGCGGCGACAATCTACGAGTCATATCAGTCCGGTACATCGTATTCAAAAGGCACCCTCGTTGGGGATGTACTTGAGGATTCCCGTTCAGCACATCCCGATAACGGCAGAGATGAAAACGATGGATACTGGTATGTATATGCCGGAGAAGTATCTGGTGGGAAGCTGACCGTTGCATACAATGGCAGGACCTTGCTATCTCTTGAAAACCAGGAGGGAGACAAGCCGGTGCAGTACAACGGCAGAACTATCGTGACTCTTTCGCTGGGGAGTTCAAAAACTTTGAAATGCTCTGGGAAAGTCATGGCCACCGATGTAACAGTTGGCGGTAAAACGCTATCTTGCGGTCAGAAGATCATGGCCGCAGATATCATTATTTCATATTCATCATAAAGGGAGGAAAAACAAATGAAGGAATTCTGGACTTCCGTCCAGGTCGTTTTCACCGCTATCGGTGGATGGCTTGGGTGGTT